ACAAAGTACTAACCTATTATAATTTATACAATGCTACTTCTAGACCTACTAATGCTTTTAATTCTGTTAATTTCGCTGCTATTCCTAAGAGTGAACAACACCGCAAATGTTTCGTTCCAACCCAAGACTATTTTGTTGAGTTCGATTTCGATGGTTATCACCTTAGGCTACTTTGCGATCAGATTGGGTACAGACTTACTAACGAATCCGCTCATAAGCAACTAGCAAAGCACTACTTTGGTACAGAAAATATAACCGACGATCAGTATAAAGAAGCTAAACAGATTAATTTCCAAGCAATATACGGAAAAATACCAGAAGAGCATAAAGACTTAGAAATTTTTGTATTGATACAGGAATTTATAGATAATATGTGGTCAACCTATAAGGAAACAGGAATAGTATGTAATCCTCAATCAGGAAAACCATTTACAACCAACCTAAAAGAGATGCATCCAGCTAAGTTAATGAATTATATGATGCAATCGTTGGAAACTTCAAATAATATTCTTATATTAAAAGAAGTACTACGCTACTTAAGAGATAAAAAGACTAAAATAGCGGTGTACACATACGATGCCATACTTTTTGATTTTCATAAAGACGATGGTAAAGAAACTTTAGAAGGTATTAAGAAAATTTTAGAATTAGAAGAAAAATATCCGGTAAAGTTTAAGTTTAGTAAAAGTTTAGTTTTGTAGAACAGAATCATATTTATAAAAGAATGCAACCAGTTACAGATTTTTCAGTCGAGTACGATTTCGACGAAGTATATTTAAATGAAGATATGAGTAATAAACTGTTCTGTACGTTTTCTACCGCGGAAGGATTAGAAGACGTA